ACATTCACATGGACGATCTCAACCCTAGAGCGTGACTTGATCGGCGACCTAGCAGGCGGCGTGATTGTGGCGCACTGGCGCGTTAACGCATCACAAGAAGACAGCGGCGAAACATACACGGCGACCAGCTACGGCACGCAGAGTTTCACGCCTGACCCCACGGCGTCGGATTACATTCAGTATGACAAACTGACAGAAGCAGACGTGATTGGGTGGTGCCAGTCAGCATTGGACAAGGACGCCATCGAAGCGGGACTGCAATCAAGCATCGACGCACAGATCACACCAGCAACTGCCACAGGCACGCCTTGGTAATGGATGTTGGATCTGTCAACAGCACTGCCCAAGTGAGTTGGAAGCAGGTCGCAGTGCAAAAGCAAGAGAGGCTCCGCACTGGGGCGGAAGGCGAGACAGTCAGAGAGGCTGTCGAGACGATCATGCCTGTGCTTTACACGCAGACTGGCAACAAGGTAGAAGCGCAACCACTAGCGCCTACTCAGAGAGTCAATGTATCCGTATGAGTGATAAAGGCGAACAAGCACTAAACGAGGTAAACGCGCATGAGCGTGAGTGTGCCCTTCGCTACGAGCGGATTGAGGAGCGCCTTGCAGAAGGTAGCGCCAAGTTCAAACACCTAGAGAATCTTATGTACGGCCTCTATGCGCTTATCCTGGCAGCAGCCCTCCCACAGTTCTTTATGGGGTGACCCCCAATGGTGATTGAGTCAATCGCGGCGGCTACAGCCACTCTTTCAGCCCTGAATGGGCTGATAGCTCAATGCAACGAAACTGGGCAAGGCGTCCACCAAGTTATGGGGATGATTAGCGACTTCGGCGAGGGTATAACAAACTTCGAGGCTGAGCGTCGTCAAAGCACCTTCAAGCCACTCACGCAGAACGAGATCCTCAAGCTACAGATGATTAAGCGCCAATATGAGCGCCATTGGCAGTCAGTGCATGACCTCCTGCTGGTGGCAGATCCGAAGCTCCTCGATGACTTCAAGGCCGCGAAGGCTCAGCAAGATCGTGACAGACAAGAACACTTGAGAATGATTGCTCGCAAAGCCAAGGCTAGGCAACATCTGATAAACCAAATCCTTGTGGGAGGCACCACCCTAATCGTGGGTGGCGTCTTAATCGCTGGGGGGTTCGCAATCATATTGAGGCTCTACGGTTGAGGAGCCTTGAGAAAATACTATGGGCCGTGTTGATCAGCGGTATAGCCGGGCCAACCTTGATCTTTGCTTCTTATTATTTCTGGCAGTGAACCATGATCATGGCATTCCTTCTGGTAATGATGGTTGAAGGCGAGCGAGTCCCAGGTGACTTTCACTTTCGCAACGTTCATAGGTGCAATCAGTTCGCCGTGTGGCTGGAGACAGGTTCTATAAAGTCTGTTGATAAAAGACGTATCAACACTCAGGAGAACATTTCAGCTTATTGCATACCCGTCAAGGTGAGACCAAACATCACTTTCTATGACTAGACATTGAGTTTACAATGTTGAAAAACCAAGGGGTTCAAACATGATAGAGATTGATGGCGTTAAGTATGAAGAGGAAGACCTAACCCAAGAAGGTGTGATTAGGGCCAAGCGTATCGCGTTCCTCAAAGAGCGAAATGTTAACCTTGTAATCGAGCAACAGGAAACGGACAACAACATCGCTTTCCACGCTAAAATAATCAAAGAGCAGCAAGAAGGTCTAAATCATAACCAGCCTCCTGGAGAAGAAGTGATTGAGGCTGAATCAGATTGAGCGCAAAGCGTTTAGAGGAAGGCTCTGAATACAGCACATACGACACCGATGGTGACGGCATAGTTACTGACGATGAGCTTGAGACCAGCCAGCAACTTCAAGAGCTACGGCTGCAGCAAGACAAAGCAAACGCGCAGCGCGGCATGGCCTGGTTTGCACTGTGGGGAATGCTCCTGTATCCCACGCTGATCGTTGTATGTACATTCGTTGGGCTCAATCAAGCCGCTGCGATCTTGGGGGATATTGCATCAGTGTATTTTGTGGCGATAGCAGGCTTGGTTGCTGCATTCTTTGGCGCTTCGGCCTGGGTAACAAGAGGTAACGGAAAATGAGCCTACTGGGATCTTTGATCGGCCCCGTCGCTGATCTGGGCAAAACCTGGCTAGAGGGCAAGGTCGCAAAGACGAAAGCTAAAGCAGAAGCAGAGGCCAAAGTGATGACGACTCAGGCGCAGAGTGCTGCCGATTGGGAAACCGCTATGGCGCGCGCGAGCAATCAAAGCTGGAAAGACGAGTGGATAACTATCCTATTTTCTATCCCACTGATATTGGCATTCATTCCGCCAGCAGTACCCCATGTGCAAGAAGGGTTCCGCGTCTTATCGACCATGCCAGAATGGTATCAGTACGGGCTTAGTGTAATCATCGCGGCTTCGTTTGGCGTGCGCGGGGTTATTGGCATTATGAATAAAGTGAAGAAGTAGTGATAAAGGTTCTTCCGATAAAAAAAGAAGAATGTACCGAGTGGTTTTTGCAAAAGCATTACGCAAAAAGAATGCCATCTTTTTCTGTCGTTTTTGGTCTATACGTTGGAGATATATTGTCAGGAGTTTGTAGTTTCGGTAAGCCGATGAGCCACACGCTTGTGAAAGGGGCTTTCAATGGCCTGTATCAAGACTGTTTCCTAGAACTTAATAGGCTTGTAGTGAATGATGGATTACCAAGGAATACGCTTTCTTTTTTTGTTTCTCGGTGTCTAAAGAATCTGACCAAGCCACATGTAGTTGTAAGTTACGCAGACACTGCTCAAAGCCATACTGGTTACATCTATCAAGCCACAAACTGGCTATATACTGGCTTGAGTAGCAGATTCAAAGACTATGCCGTAGAGGGACTTGAACACCTTCACCATGCGTCCATTGGAGACAGCGTTGGTCGGTACGACAAAACGCAAGGGATTAATAAGCACGAATTGCTTCTACAAAAGTATGGAGACAGGCTGTATCTGAAAGAAAGGCCGCAGAAACACAGGTACTTTCATATTTTAGGCACAAAAAAGCAAAAGAAAGTTATGATCAAAAATTTATCCTACGAAATCCTGCCCTACCCAAAGGGCGAAAACAAAAGATATGACTGCTCCCACAACCCGCCCGTGCAAAAACTTCTTTTTAGTGAGCAATAATGGTGACCTTTGTGGGTAAACTGATAGAGACATTGAAACGGCACGAAGGCGTGAAGGCTTTCGCATACCAGTGTACAGCCAACAAGACCACCATCGGTGTCGGGCGCTGCGTTGATGAAGACGGCGGCATTGGCCTATCTGATGATGAGATCGAATACCTTTTGATGAATGACATAGCTCGCTGCGATGCAGAGCTAGAGAGTGCGTATGACTGGTACAGAGACCTCAATAAGCCGCGCAGGGACGCAATGATCAACCTGTGCTTCAATCTGGGATTGACCCGCCTACGAGGCTTTGTGAAGGCGCTAGAGGCTATGTCCCGCGGTCAGTACGACCTAGCAGCCGATGAGTTTTTGGATTCCCGTTGGGCTGACCAGGTCGGTGACAGGGCCGTTGAGGTTACTGAGTTGATTAGGCTTGGTGATTACCCGGCGGTTTGAGACTGAAAAGTCTTGAGGCGCACCTGTAGGTCTAACAGGAACAGCTTCACATCTTCTTCTAACTGGGTGATCACATCTTCTTCGGGCTCATAACGCTGAATCCATATCTGATTTGCCGGTGGCAACCGAGGATCAAACATCACGAAGTCACACCATTTACGCTGAGTACAAGCCAACTGCCAGGTCATCTGTGTAACGTAGTTCTTAGGTATCTGTCCAGATAGCACAGTCGATACCATGGTGGTGGTCTTCGGGCACTTGATCTCTACGAGCCCTTCTTCACCGACCAGTCCGTCAGGTGACGCGCTAGACCATTCGATCGTGGGATGCGGGATGCTTCCAACCTCTTCGACGGTGACATTATTCTCAAACTCATATGCAGCGCGCGCGAGCGGTTCTTGCTCAATACCCCACATCATGTCTGCACTGATGAAGTGATCCTGTGCTCTACCGATGAGTCGCTCGGTGATTAACTCATCCATGTAGCGTTCGCGGGATGCGCTCCAACCCGACTTGGTCTTAGCTATTGCGTCATAGCATCGACTTGCCGTGCAGCAACCGACACGCGCGTCAAACCATTCTGGTGTGCCCTGCTTCATTCGGTATCATCCTTTGCATTTAATTGCTTAGAGATAATGCGCAGCGCCTCTTTTGCGGCGTCTTGCGACAGATCTTGCAGCCGCTGGACTCCGTATCGTGCGTTTATTCTATCTATGTCGATGCTGGCTTCCTTCGCCTTTGATTCGATATCAGATATCAACGCTTGGTCAATTGGTGTTTCAGATGCTTGTACCTGCGCCATGTCCTCTGCACTAGCAAACGACTCGCCACCATACCCACACATTGCTAGAGCCCGTCCTACCGCGCTGGTCTCGCAGTTCTCTATAGCGTTTGTTTTGTTGATTGGGTTGCTACCAGGCTTTTCCTCTGCGTGCCCTGTAGCGACCACCATGCCAGCCGGATTGAGAATCATTGCTTTGACCCGAATCTTGTCTGGTATGTCCTGGCACTCCGTGACTACCGCCCAGCCTTCTTTGATCGTGTGTTCCTTACGAAACTCTGCCATTCGCTTAGGTACGGTTATGTAGTCCTTACCGCGTATGTTTACTATTCCATCAGCCATCTTCTAACTCCCACATTTCTATAATAAAATCGTCGCACACCGTGCATTTCAAACAGGCATCCCATCCAGGCTGAAAGCGGTCGCCTCGCTCTGCTTCTATGTATGCGAACTCTGTTTCTTCTTCGCACACTTTGCAGTCGTAAATCTCTGTATGCATCAGTTGTCCTTGAGTTCTTTGATGCGAAAGAACCCATCGTGCCGCTTGAATTCGGTCATAAAGAGTCGGGCGTAATACGGCGTGTAATTATTGGAGATCTTGAAGGGTTCCCCAGAGGTTTCCACGTCAGAATGCCATCGGATGCGCTCGAACACGCCTTTGGCAGAATAGTGATTGTGTCCCGCCCTGATAAGCTGAAATGTGTATCGCTTGAACAGTTCGTACACCTCTGGGTTCTGTTTGTGGTAACACCACCATTTGCGTTTTATCGATTGCATTATTTAACCCGCCACGCTTCCAATGTGCCTTTTTGGATATTTCTGTAGAAATGGACTTTTTGCTTTTTCCCTTTTGCGATTCTTTTAAGGGTTCCGTATCGCGTATTTTTCCAGTGTCCATGTTTATCTCTTTCGATCTGTTTTTCGATTACTGCCGAATCTCCTACGTCCCATTGGTCTACCAATTCATATAAATCACGATGCTTATACCTTCGATAACTCACTCCTAGATTTGGTATAGGCACGTTTTTCCTTATCTTGATCATTTAACATCCTTGGTTAACGTTGTTAATTAAGATACACGAACAGGTTGACCATGCAAACCTCTTTTGCTACTTTCCGCACATGGAAGAAAAATTGTGGCGAGAGTTCAAAGTGAAACTAGCGATGCGAGATGCATCTATGGCAGAGCTTGCGCGTGCGTTAGGCATATCTCGCGCGGCCGTATGCAAGTGGCAGCACACTGAGTTTCCGAAAGAAAGACTTGCAGAGATAAACAGCTTTCTGGAAGATCCGAAATGACACCATATGTTTCCCGGCAGATTGGTGTTTGTAGCAGTGCGAGGTTCGTATCCTTTCCTCAATCTGCGAGTGGCCCCTCAGAGTTCACAATCTCTGAGTTTTCACCCTGCGCCGCCCAGGTGGTCACACAGGCGGATTTTCACCAGACCGGGTTGCGCTGCTTGCAACCTTCATGCACTGCCGCGAGTGTGGTCAAATAGCGGTTGGGCAGGGACGACACACCCCTCCTTGCGCGCTCCGTTCGCGTGCCCACTAACGGAATGGCGAGGGATCTCCATCCCCTGAAACGCGGGTTCCCGTCCCCGTGCCAGAAGGCGGGTTTTTTAAGCGGGTGTGATGCCGTTGGATGACCGAAAGGTAGCCAGCGGAGACTGCGAGACACGGCAGCGAGCACCACCGACAGTCGCCCTGATCGACTAGGTATGAGGGACAGCCACTTAGCTGGAACCTAAAACGTGAGTCAGGGGTTTAGTGCTATTGCCCGGCGCAGGACGGTGTGTGCCTTCCGGGTAGCTCTGAAGTGAAGAATTTGCTTATGTTGAGAATCACTTGTGATGCGTTTCTTAACATTTTCAATATATACCCGCGCGCGCGGGCTACAGTGAACGAATAGAAAGATAAGGAGCTAACGCTATGAACCATGTGATGCTAATCGGCAACCTTGGTCGAAAGCCAGAGTACAAGAAGACTAAAAACGACAAACTCGTCGTTAACTGCTCTTTGGCGACTCGCGAACGTAAAGACGATGTCACCTGGCATAACATAACCGCATTCGATAAGACCGCTGAAATCCTGCAGAACTACTGCGATAAGGGATCAAAAATCGCGATTGAAGGGCGTATATCCAACCGCCAATACGAAGCTAACGGCGAAAAGCGCATTTGGTCCGAAGTGGTTGCTAATCGTGTTGAACTGCTCGACCGTAAGTTAGATGGGCCAGGAAGCATGCGAGCCGCGCCCTTTGAAAACAAACAGGACGATTTTGAAGACGACATACCATTTTAAGGAGTGATCTATGGATATTGATACCTTTGATCGCTGCTTCAAACAATGGCTCGCCTACAAACCCAATAAGAAAAAGGATTGGCCTCAGATCCGAGAGATCTACCACCAGGAGCTTGGCAAGCACACAGAAGTGCAACTCAAAGAAGCCCTTGGTCGGTTGCTCACGAAGAACAACTACTTCCCTGACATTGCTGAAATCACCAATGAACTGCGCAGTGCTTACAAGTCTAAGCCAGATCATCAAGGTGGCAGCGCGCGTAAAACCGAGAGGATCAACGAGAATGTTTTGCTTGCAGACAGGCTGCTAGATTATAAACTCGGTCTAGGCAAGATGCCGGATGATGCGCCGTTTTGGATGGATGATTTCGTTACAGAAGCCATCAATCGCTTCCACAACAGTGACCGAGAAAACTATATGAGGGGCACGCTAGGTAAGTGGATCACGGATGAAACCGCGAGGACACTCACTGCATGAATAACAATGAGTTGGATTGCCAAACCAAAGACCATTCAAAAAGCGATATGCCGCACACAAAACGAAATGTGGAATATCGATCAAGCCTGGGGTGGCCTCGGCCCAAGCCGATTAGCTCGATTAGGTCTCGAACTCACGGATCAAGAAGAACGCATGAACGCGGAGCGCAGGCTGAAAGACCTGCAGGGCGTACTCACGAAATCAAAGATGATCTATCGTGACTAGGGCGCTTAGAGTAACCATGCCATCCCGGCGTAAGCAAACCAAGAAAACTGTGCGGGCTCGCGCTTGGCGCTTATGTAGTGAGTACATCAGACGAAAGCACGCTGACGAACAGGGGATGGTTCAATGCACAACCTGTTCAGTGAAGCGACATTGGCAGCAGATGCACGCCGGTCACTTCATCCCTAAGACCTTCGATGCTGTCTATTTCATAGAGGAAAATCTGTGGCCTCAGTGCCCTGGCTGTAATACGTTTCGTCATGGCGCGCTGATGGAGTACACGCTGCACATGATCGACACTTATGGCCGTGAAGGAGTGGGATGGCTGCAGGGATTGGCGCGTAATAGTAAGGCGTTGACGGTCGATGAACTGCTAGAGATAGAACAAGACTTCAAGGAGAAAGTGCATGCGCTTGGGGAGAAAGCATTTTGAGTCAGACTACGAGTTTCTTCAATACTGTGCTGCTAGGGACATATGGGGCAGACTGGATCACAAAACACCTAGTAGAAAACGAACCTGGAGACAGTGGTTTGAAGGAAAATTTGGTCGCGATTACGAAGAATACGTTAGATCAACCCAAGCTGCGGCCAATCGATTATCTGCCAGACACAGAGACCGTTCAGAGAATGCAAGCGATAGAGGAGTTCGATGAATGGGTAAGCATGCAGCAAGGACTAGACTTGAGCGTGGAGATGGTGCCAGAGAAGATAACGTCGATACTGGGCGAGGACGGGACTTCGCTCCTCATCGATCTAGTCGATTCAAAATAGATTGCGCTACTTGTGGATATTCATACGAAACGCAGATGCTCAAGGCTACCTGCCCTGGTTGCTCTGGTCGCGTTTTGATTGTGACTGACTTATCGAGGCTATCCCACGATGGTGGATAAGACGCTTGTAGAGTTCGATGTTACGAAGGCAGTCAACTACTTCCATGATCTTGATGTGAATCAGGTGCCCTTCGCTGCCGCACAGACATTGAACAGAGTAGCCTTTCAGATTGCTGTTGGAGAGGGCGGTCGAGGTTTGCTGCGTCGAGAGATTGATAAACACCTGATCGGCGGCGCGGAGAGATTTACGAAGCAAGGCTTCCAATACATAAAGGCATCAAAGCGTAAACTCATCGCCCATGTGGTCGGCGAAAGGCATGGTGGCAGAGTTAGCCCCGGTGGTGTGCATAGAGGTGGGGGTGGTGCATCTAAGCGTCGATACCTTACCAACATTTTAAAAGGTGGCACCGTGCAACCACCCGACAAACCCCGCCGAGTCAATCTGATAACACCGACTAGGTACACGCCAAAATCAGCAATAAATAAACATGGCAACGTAAAAAAGGGTGCGTATGCTGCACTACGGGCTGACACAAAGAAATACTTTTATGGGTTTCCACAGGGAAAACCAAAGTCAGATAAATTCTTAGGTTTGTACGAGCGACCTGGCGTAAGGCGGTTATCTGGTTCTGCCGCTGCATCAGCGGGGACGACGCACACTCCCAAGAAGAAAAAGGGTAGGCTCAAGATGATATTCCACACGGGTTACAGTAGCCGTCCAATCGGCAGACTGTTCCCAGCTACAGAGATCGCAAAGGCTTACGCCAGACGACGTTTACCTTTTGAGTTCTCTATCCAAATACGCAAGGCGATGCGTACCGCCCGCTGATCGCGGCTATCCCACGAAGTATATTTACTATCCCACGAAGCTGCCTGGCGGCTATCCCACGAAGGTATTTTTCGCATTTACTATCCCACGAAGGGGTCGGACGGCTATCCCACGGAGCCAGTTCGCGGCTATCCCACGAAGTAGGCTGGCGGGTGTTTACTATCCCACGAAGTAGGCGCGGCGAGGTGCTGGGTGGCCGGTAGTTGGTGGTCGGCCGGTCGGCCGGATGCGATGGCCGCGATGGCCGAGCATGGTCGGGTGCGTCTAGTTAATTCGGCTCAATGGGGTTATTGACGAAGCGCGGACAATCATTGCCGGGTTTTGTCCGTCAATTTCGGCCGGTGCCTTTATAGGAAAAAAATTAGGTTTTTTTGTTTTGACGTGTTGACAGTGTCAACGCTATGGCCGAAGATGTTTCTGCGCTTGTGAAAAGAGCGCAAGTCAAACCAAAAACAAGGATACAAAAATGAACAAGACAAACGTCTTTTACACCTGCCAATGGCTCGCCCTTGTGGCTTGCATGTTTCTCGCGAGCCCGTGGCTTGCGGTCGCATTTGCTGGCCCATTCGCGGCCATCGCCTACATTATTGCTTGGGACATAAACCGACAAGATGCAAAGCGCGAAGCGCGCGAATATCTCGCCACGCTCGACGCGGAAACACAACGCGCGTTGGGGGTGAAGTAATGGCAACACGCGCAACCTATCGCATTGCTTGCGGCAACAAAGCCGAATTAACCGTGTATATACATTGGGACGGATACCCGGAAGGCGCGGCCGATTATTTCGACCGGGCGCTAAACCTATACGAAAATCCGCGGGGTTCTGAACTGTTAGAAAAGGCGAGCTTCGAGGCGTGCTTTTTAATCGCAAACCCTAAAGCCGAAGTGACGCGCTCTCATGAATCGCATGGCGACACCGAGTACCGATACGATGTTTGGCGCTCACGTATAGACCACCGACAGCGCACCTATATGGTGACTTGGGCAGAACGCAAGCCGGGCGGCGACGTTTTTGAAGTGATCAACACTCTACCCCTTCGTGAATTCATAGATAGATTCGGGGGTGCGTCATGAATTTCCAATTCATCCATAAAAGCGCAAACGCGAAAATCGGCCCCATGCCTGCTAGTAATAGCGCGCGCGCAACATGCCCACCATCTTGCCCGCTAATCGGTAAGGGCGGATGCTATGCCGATGCCGGATTTCACACCCGGCTGAATTGGGACAAGCTGGACGCTGGCGAGCGCGGCACCCCATGGCCGGAATTCGTCGAAAAAATAGCAGCACTAAAGCCGGATACAGTCTGGCGTCACAATGTGAGTGGTGACCTACCACCCAGCGCACCCGATGAAATTGACGGCAACAAGCTAGACGATTTGATCGCAGC